CTTGTGTAGAAGCTTTGATACTCTTGGCCTTCGCCAAGCTCATCAAGATCATGCAGGTTAACACCAAAAATGCGGGTGATTGGAGCTCCACCTTCAGAAGCGGTGTAGATTTCTCTACGTGTAACTTCATCAATCTGATCCAATCCCCAGTTGCGAACGTCTTCCAGAGCTTCTGGGCTGACGTACATATCAGTCAGACGGCCACGTCCAACAGATGCGCTGTTACCACCAGAGTTACGACGCATAACAGTCTGCATCAGAGATACAAGACGTTTTGTGAATTGACCAGCGGTCGCATCAGCATCGTATACGAGAACGTTTCTATCAACGCCGGCAGCCAAAATGGTGTGCCATCCGTCGTCGTTCATCTTCTTGGTGAAACCAGCTTCAAGAACTTGCATAGCGCGAGCTACGATGTCCCAACGAGCGTCACGAGCATATCGAAGCAAGTAGTCGATTGAGCTAGTGATACTGTAGGTTGGAATCATTACGTAGTCACTTTCGACTGCGCGTTCTGGGATTCTACCGTGACCGGGATTAGTGTAAGCAACGTGCTCACCTTCAAGTCCCGGAGAAATCAAGTCCAATGGGAATTCTGTGCTGGCACCCGGTTCTACATTGATAACTTCAAAGATATCACCGATAATGTTACCAACCAAAACACCCTTACGGAGCGGAAGTTCTAGTGCTTTAGCGAATTCACGCTGAGCAGCTTGTGCGACGTTCAAGTCACTGTCGCCGGATTGCTTAAGCAAGCCGATCAGTTCATCGCTTGGTCTATTTGTAAAAGACATTATAAATTCTCCTGTAAAAGTTATTTGGATTAACCGCCTGCAGCGCCAGCTACATTCATGTTTGGTAGGTTGACTTCAACCTTAGCATAACCATCTGAGTCTTTACCAGTCAAAAATCGACCGATGATAAGACTACCAGAACTGTCCACGCATGATGGCTTAATATTACCAGCTGTTTCTTCACATACAAAAGCCAAATCGCCAAGCTTAGGCGTTCCGGTAATTTTGTCAGTTACTACGTAACCTTTTCTGAGAACTGTAACTTTGCCGCCCTGTTGAACTTCATCTTTGTACTGGTTAAGATGAGTACGAGTAAGGTCTTTATTAACAACATCGTTTAAAAGAATACCAACCGGAACTTCGTCGTTGTCAGCTTTGTTCGTCTTGACTTTGTTGATACCCTGATCCATTGCTGCACCAGTGGCATTAGTAACAACGCCAGAGTCATGAACAACTACTGTACCTCTAGAAGCCTCTTGATTCATGAAGAAGCTAATGTCCGTTTGGAGTTCATATCTGTCTGCTTTAAGAGCCATTTTAAAAATCTCCTGTTAAATTAAAAAACTAAACTTATTTGCCGAAAACATCATTTGCTAACCATTCGGCCACAGCAGCTTTAGTTGAATCAACTTCTTCTGTTGCGTCTACAAGTGTAGCTTCAGCTGTTTCTACTTCTTCAAAAGCTTCTTCTAATTCGGCTTCTGCTTCTTCAGCTTGTTCGGCTTCGTCTGCTTCTGCTTCTTCAGTTTCTTCTGCTTTTGTGTCGTCCTTTGCTTCTTCTTCATCTTCATCCTTCTTTTTCTTTGGCTTTTTACCAAATAGGGCAACGACTGCTTCAAAAGCTTCGTCATCCAAGGATTCAAATTTAGCTAAAGATTCCTCAACTGCTTCTTCTTCAAGTCCGGCTTCAGTTAAAGCGGTCTTGCGAGCGGCAGTTCTTTCTTTTTGAACCATCTCAGCAATTTCTTTTTGAGCGGTTTCTAATTCTTCTTGCGAAGTTGCAAGAGCGTCTTCCAATTCAGCAATTTTCGCCTGAGTAGACTTTACAGTTTCCTCAAGTGTAGCAATTGCTTCATCTTTAGACTGAACATCAGCTTCAAAAGCTTCAATCGTAGTAGCAAATTCTTTATCTTTTGCTTCTTCGACAGACTGCTTCATCGCTTGGTTCTCTGCTTGGGCTGCAGCTAAGTCTTCTTTAAGACCTTCAATCTGCTTCTCCAATAGACTATTATTGTCTGACATCTTAAATTCTCCTATCGAAAGTTCATTACTAATGTCTGTATTGATTATAAAGGATTTACTTTTTTCCAAGATTACGCTTCTTGGGTTAGCAGGATTAGAAACTAACCCTTTACCGGAAAAGGCAATATTTTTAAGTGCTCTTCCGACAGTATAGCCCTCATAGTTTCCTTCGCCTCCATAGGCACGTAGGTGTTTCGTCAAAAACGCAGATTCCTCATTTCTTGGAAGAACATGACCAATGCCTTTGGGGTCTACAAGAGCATAGTCAAAATCCGAGAAAAGGCACTCCATAGAGACAAACCACTTTCCTTCTTCAATTTCAGCAATTATCTGTGACATTCTTTCCCTGTTTTCAGGGTCTGTCCAGCTATTGTAAAGAACCGCTTCTGTGATTATATCAAAATCTTTAGGAGCTTCTTCCTCTTCTGCTGATATTTTATTTCCTGTTTTATCTATCACATAGGAATCAGTTATATGACCTATGATATCATTTTCGTTGTGCATAAAATTAAACTGCTTATCTTCCGGAGTGGATCTTGCAGCCCAAGTTTCAGCATTAGTGAAAACGTCATCGTTTTTATTCCAGCCAGTGGAAACCAAAACGGACTCTAAATAGTATAAATCAAACTGATCTGGATTACTCTTTCCTGCCACTAGTTTGATAATTTCTGAATCGTCGTTGTCTTTACGATTTGAAATTGATGCCTGTGAACAGTAAGCTATTGAAGCTTGTGTTTTTACAAGATCAGATATACCATCTTTTATTTCTTGATTGTATATTTTCATGTGTCTCACCTCTAAAATAATATACACAAAATAAAATAAAAACTTTATTTAAGCCTATTTTAATGTGTACTCTACAAAGGCGCTTATGGCATTACTTCTATAAGAATTTATGCTCATGTCACTCAGTGTTATTTGTTTGCTTGTTAAAATGTCCGTGAAATCCTTTGGGCAAGAGCACTGCGCTTTAAGCTGCGCGTATACAGATTCTTTCGTTACCTTAGACATAAGCTCAATATTTGTTAAGACATCCATCTTCATTTTTTCTAGGTGATGAACTTCAGATTTAGTTATCTGTCTTAGATTTGACTTGTCGTTCATCTCAAGATATGCGTCTGTTATAATAGTAGATACAGTATCAAACGACTCATTTGACCACATTATTAGCTCAGCAACTCCGGGCTTGGACTTTGGTGTTTCTACCCTTTGTTTTCTTGGTTCAGTATCAACACTAAACTTTGGCCTGCCGCCCTCTGGGTCTTTTGTCTTGTCATCATTATCTCTAACATTATTAGGTTGAGGCTTGTCTTCTTTTTTCTCTGGCATTAAAACTTCGTCTGGTACGCTAGTTTCTAAGCCAACATCTTGAGGCGTAAGCTTTCCACCTTGCATACCAATCTTTTCCAAATCTTGTTTATGCTCAGGATTGTGGTAAGGGCCCGCTTTATTTGGTGTTTCCTCTTTTGCTCTTTCCTTGACTTCTCTTTTAAGTCTGATTTTTTCCACTGAGGGTATTTCCTTAAATCTTTCCAGCACCGTTTCATGGGATATAATATCTCTATCTGCAAGTTGCAGAAGAAGATTCTTTTCTGTTGACTCGTCAGCAAGACTCATCTGGTCAAAATGAACATGTGCAGCTTTTCTGAAACCCATAGCTCTACGGACTGCTTCTATTTCTCCTTGCCAGAATCTAACTAAAAGATCCCTGCCGTATTGAAGTCTTTCTACCAATGTCTTTAGAGATATGAAGTTATTGGTGAATCCACCACCATTTCCGGCCATGCCAGTTAGAGTTGGAGGTACACCTAGCCCAGCATATATACTATTGAGAACAGACTGGTATTTTTCTGAACCCAGAAATTTATAAACTTGGCTATTAGATTCAGTGTAAGATAATTCAGGCCCCCAAACTAGTTCCATAGTTCCTCCGCCAACATTACTTGCTAGTATGTCTCTCAGCTTGTTGATGGCCGCTTTGTTTGGAAGAATCTTATGGTCTAAATTACCTAGAGTCCAGAGTCTGATATTTGATATCGCGCCATCTAGCGCAGACATATCGGCAAGCCTCATCTTTTCTAGCATGATAATATCATCTAGGATTGCATATATCATTGGGTTTGCCCACTGGTTCCAATCGTCTTTCTTATAGTGGAACACAGAAAGTCTATTTTCTTCAAGAGGAATTTCCTTATCTCCGCGCTTTATTGCGTTTCTAACTCTAGCTGGTAGAGTCTGCAATACATCTGTTGGAACGCCATTTTCGCCAAACTTATCAGAGATTGAATTTTTGACAGTGAAGTGCTTTGTACCTAAGAAAAGAGATAACCCGCCATCTTTCATATTTACGGTAGTGGGATTAAAGAAGTTGTATCTCCAAGGTATTTGATTTTGTGTGACATTAGGCATTTCTACTTTTATGTCATTAGCCATAGACTTCATGAATGTTTTGAGCTCTGGAGTTATGTCAGCAAAACTTCTATATAGTATAACATTTCCAGTTCTGTATAGATTGTTTAGAAATCTTTCCGATCTTTCTTTGCCATTAACTTTCTTAAACCATTGATTAAAGAACTTTTCTGCGCTTCTATTTTCATGTACAAGGCTTATACCTTGACTTCCAAAGTCTCCCATTAAATCAATAACATTCCTAATGATTCCAACCTTGTCATAAGCGTCCATGCACATCTTTATTGCGCGTTTTTGTTTTTGAGCTACTTCCTCTCCGGGTCTAAAGGCATAGTAATCAGAAGACATGAATCCGGGTCTTACTGACCTATTTGGCTCGATATCTATAAAATTCCTATAGTGATTTGCTGTGCTTTTTTGTATGCCGCCCATAGAAGATATGGTATCATCTTTATAAGATGCATAGGCTTGAGCTCTTTCATCGTCGCTAGACCACGTAGATAAATCTGACATAATGTTCTCTCTAATCAATCAATTGGAATGTTAATCGGAATGTTACAGTATTATACACAAACTAGTAGATATCCTTCATGTTGTCAGTAAACCAGTTCGGCCCTGAATACATGTTGTCATCTTTCTTTCTTTCAATACCGTCGTATGTAGCAAACCCTCCAAAGAAATTGTACTCCTGTGGCGTTGGTGCTCTCATTATTCCTCTAGCCGCCATGTTTGCCATTATAAGTGCTGAATAGCGGTCTTTTCTCATCTTGCTTTTCTTTCCAGCGCCGACAACTACTTCTGGGGTGTCCCACCTGTCTCTTCCGCTGGAAGTCTGAGTCATTTGAATCATAGCAAGTTCATCTTTTAGTTCTTCTATGTCCATAACACACTGTTCTAGTGTATCGTAGTTTCTATTTTTTAATCCGTCTTCTGCTGCTGATATACCAAGACTTATAGAGTCAAAGAATGGGAACAGCAGTGATTTATCCTCAAAGTCTTTTCTAAGACTATGGTTTGCTTCGGCCAGCCAGTCGTACTTTGCAAACTGACACATTTCTAATATGTGCAAACCTCTTTCGTCATCAGTGTCTTTTGGCTTGTTGTCATCTATCACAGGCCAAATGGCGACCTCTCCATCTCTTATTTTATCTTTGTCATGTAAGGATTCCATGACAGCTATACCACCACCCTGAGCATCCATAGCTATATGGGCACAGGGAAACAATCTCATCAAGTCTCTAATTTTTCTAGCACAATATGCATAGTAATCAGTTTCAGATGAAAATCCTAGTTTAACCTTTTCTTTGTGCTCAGATCTATTTGTAGTCCAACAGTGAACTATTCTTCTATGATCTGCGTTTATTTCTATTACAACTATTGAAAAATTGTCAACTTCAGAAGCAGGGTCAACTCCAAATACATATTTTTTCTTAGGGTCGCCCATAAGCTTTGCTTCAAAATGTATTTCATTACCCTGTGAATCTTTTACTGTGTTGTCGTTTGAAAT